TTACTTCATACTTCAAAGAAAACCTCGCTACCAAACTATTAACGGAAAGAGGTATTAAATTATAATAAAAATCATCAGTAGTATATCTATGATTCTTAGCTTGGAATTCTACAGTAGATCCATAAACTGGTGTAAGGCTAAGATCTGCGAGTTTTGAAGGCGCAGTTATACCACTTATGTTACGATCTCTGTTGTAAAATAAATCTTCACTCATGAGTGTCCAATATAGTTAAGGGTTAATCTCACGGAGCCATCTGAACTACTATTCAATTGCTCAGAAACAAGTGATGCGTTAGGTATTGTGAGCAGCTGTATTCCATCTCCATCTCTAGATGACAATAAAAAACTTACAGTTTTATCTTCTCTCGCATTTAAAAAATCAAAACCGCTTTTTAAAAATGTATCATCTACTTCCATTTGGACAGCTGCAGAATATTGAATTGGATTTATGTGTTTCACTTCCACTGGGGTTTCAGAACCAATAGTATAATACGGTATTTTCTTCATTGTTAAAGAATAATCAAAACCGATGACACGATTACTAGAGCTATTATCACAAGTAGCGCTTATAGATCCTTGACTTGGTATGTAAATAGGAGTAGGGGTTACCCCAGTCGCATTAATTCCAGTCTTCATTTCGTCGTAAACAACGAAAGACGTATTTACTTTAGGTATGGAACCAACAGCGCAATTAACAGAATAAGAAGTTAAATAGCCGCTATTAAATCCATAAGAAGTATTATTTTTATAATTAAAACTCCCCTTCATAGCTTCAGATTCACCTGTAAAAGCTAATATAGGATCTTCATAAATTAAATCTCTTGAGAAAGAAACAGTTTGATTTGTAGGACCACCTACCGTAGTTACACCGCGAGTCGATCCTAAAGGAGTCGAAATATTACTGCTGTTAGAATAACCTATGTCTAAGCTCTTAACGCCAGAAAGCTCTCTAGCGCTGGGACTTCCATCAGCCCCTGCGATAAAAAAATGACAATCGTAATTTAGTGTTGTTCCGTACATTATGCTCTAGCTTGTCTTAGTGACCCTCCCAGTCTTTTCTCGTCATCAATCACTTGTTTAACTACATCTTTTATCTTCATTGCTAATGAATTTTGCTGATCGTCTCCACTACCTTCAGAGTTAGATGACCCATCAGAGTTAACGGTGATATTAATCACAGTCTCTCCAGAATTATCAGAAACAGAGATAAGTTCATCTAGTTTACTTACTACGTCTCCAGATCCTCCGCCGCCCCCTGAGTTGAGAGCGTCCAAATTACCTCTGCCAATTCTTTGGGTTGCAGCAGCGTTCATGACGAACTCACCACCAGACAACATAGAAGGGATTGTATCTACTCCAGCTGCATAAGGAATTGATCCTCCTGTAGCTCTTTTTCTCAATGCAGGTAACATCGAAAACCCAGCTGTTCCTTCTCCATAAGGTAGCCCTCGGTCCTCTGGTGAAAAGCTTCCACCCTGCAATATTCCTGCTCCATATGAAGAGGATGTCGGTCTTTGGCTAGCAGAACGAAGAGAAGAAATATTCAATCCCTCGCTAGCTTTCGAAATGTCTGCTGAACCGAACACATCCGTTAGATTGTTAAATTGCATCTTGAACCTTTGAGAAAAGCTCATATCTGTTCCGTTTTCGTTTAAAGGCATTGCTCTGTTTCCCGTCCCCATTGTAGCGGCATTCATCACTGAATTAAATAAAGTACCAATACCAAAATCGGTAAGTCTATTTTTTAACATAGAACTAAAACTTTTACGACTTTCTTTAGCTGCTCTTTCTTGTTCTACCTGCCTAGTAAACAAGCCAAACGCCCTCTGCTTGGAGGCTTGCTCTCTTTGGAATGCTGGGCTGTTTCTACGACCAGACATCGTCAGAGCAGCGCTCTGAGGCTCTAAAGCTATAGAGGCGAATCCTGAACCAGAATTAAATTTATCAGAAGCTCCTGTAGTAGATGATTGTGTCGCGAAATCTAATAGATTCTGTGTACCCTTAATTTCTCCTTGGCCATAAGTCCCTGGGGTGAACAAACCCCCTCTAGCCATAGCTGGGATAGTCCCTGAGTTCAAAGAATTCATGAAACCAGAACCGTATTTCTGAACAGAACTCTTTCTCATCACAAACTCTCCACCTGTTAGTAAAGCGGGGACATCGTCTCTAGTCCCAGAACCTCCTGTTACTTTACCTCCTGCGTTATGTTGTTGCATAGAAGGCAAAAATTGAAAAGCTTGGAAAGCTTTACTAAGACCCGCTTTAAAATTACTTTTAGATTGCTCAAGGAAAAAGCTTGCTGCTGCTTGCCTAAGAACATCACCCAAATTTTCTCCCTGTGCTATTGCGTTAGCCATACCATCAGTGATAGTGTCAACAAATTGTCTAGCGCCAGCTACTAAACTAGTATTGAGTTGATCTTGTATGTCTTTATCAGAAAGTATAAATTCATTTTCAAGTTTTGCGATAAGAGAATCATTTATTTCTAATCTCTGCTTGTCTAGTGCCAAGAGTTTTTCCCGTTTTTTTATTATTTCCTCTGTAGTAGTTTTTCCATCATTTTCCGAAGCGGCTAATTCTGCCTGAATTTTGAATTGTTCATTTACAATTGCCATTTCTCCTTCTATATTTCTTCTAGCTGCTCTAGTTGGAGCTAAAAAGGCTTGCGCCTCTAATTTTCTCATTGCTGTCTTTCGACTTACTTCAACTTGAGCCGCAGGGTCTTTTCCCGCATTAGCTCTGTCATTTTCTTCTATCCTTTGATCAGCGATATCGATCATAGAAGCTCCTGAATTAGCGAAAAGACTTGCTAATTTTAACTCTTCTGCAGACTGTTTTAGGCCAACAGTGAAACTTCTTAGTAGCTCACTAAAAGTTTTAAATCCTTCTATGTATTTTTCTTGTTCGCCTCTAACTCTTTTTACAACTTCCCCTTCCTTCTCAAGGATCTGTAAATCGACTTGACCTTGAGCCAATGTTGTACCTTCAGCTCTACCTTTCTTTCGGAATTTATCAGATAGAGTTTCTGCCTTCGTATTAAAATCTTGATTGACGAGAGTTTTATCACCCACTATACTTACTTCAGGTTTTATTCCTTCTTCTATCAATTTAAAAAATTCTGCGACTTTACCCAAACCGCTTACCCCCAAATCATTTAGAGCTTTTACTAATAAATCGATATCATCCGCGAGGTCGGCTGGAGCTGTTTCTTTCATATTTATCAAAGATTTTTTCGTTTCATCCAAGAGGTTTGTGGTCGCATCTAACTCTGCATTCTCCTGCTCCTGAGAGAGAAACTTGGTTTCTTTTCTAAATACTTCTGTAGCAGATAGATTTGGATTTACCCCAGCCCTGCCTACTCTGAGTTCTGCCTCTCTCTCTTTTTGTGCTATTTTTCTCCTGATTTCAGCATTCACAATTGCAGTAGTTTGGGAGTCTACCTGATTACTCAATCGACTAGCATCTGACACCCCTTGTTTTTGAGGTTTTCTTCTGTTTGTTTCGAGTTTTTTTTCCTCTTCACCGAGTTTTCTCGTACTACTTATCTCCTCATTTAGTAATTTTATTAACTCCTTTTTCTCTTTTCCTTTCTTACCGTCTAAATCTAAAGTCTCATTAATAAGTTCTGCGACCTTCCCTTCTGCGGCCAATTCTTCTAGAGTAAGACCATTTATTTTTTCTTTTAATGAGGCTTGTTCTTTTTGATTAAAATCTATCGCTTCTAAGGAATCAATCCTTCCTTTAATTGACTCTGCTATTGTTTTATTTGTGTTTAAGTCTATTTTTTGTAGAGCAATTGTTCCTTCTAATTCGACTTTCCTTACAGCGGTTAAATTTTTTCTGAATTTGTCATTAGCGAGTAACTTTTCTTCTTTAGATAGTTCTGTAGCTCTCAATTTTGCTAGATCTATAGCGTTTTTTAATTGTGTCTTTCCTAGATCTCCTCTTATCTTGTCAATTTTTCCTGCGCTAGTATCTCCTGTCTCAGCTCTTTGTTTTACACCTCCAAATAAAATCTCTGGATTAAGATTCTTTGCGTTTGTGTTTGTTAATTTAAGTTTCTCAAAAGCCTTAGAAATAATTGCGTCAGCAGCTTGATTCGTACTCGTTTCAGCCGCAGTCATGTCGCGACCAGCTTTTTTAGCATCGTTTCTAACTTTATTCGCTTCCCTTATCAAAGAAAGATCTTCAGAACTTAGAGATTCAGAAACATTACTAATTATTTTTTGCGGCTTTAAACCATCCATAGCAGATTTAAGCTGGTTTATGAAATTTTCTATTTCTTCGCCTTTCAGCTGCGCCCTTTCACCTCTAGACTTTCTAGATTCATTCATCTCCCTTTGTCTATCCTCAATAAATTCTCGGCTTACACCAGATTGTCCAGCTTGTTTAACAGCTTCCCTAAAGTTCGCCTCTAATTTACTGTCTATGGTCCCTTCTACATTCCCACCTACAGACCCCGCAATACTTGAGGCTACTCCAACTCCACTTATAGCTTTAAAAAGAAATCTTGGATCAAGAACGTCCTTAAACTTGATACTACTTATGTCTGCTTTTATATTTTCAATTATACCTTCTCTATCTGGAGCTATGCCTTCTAAAGAAATATCTGCTCCGCTATCACTTTGTGCAGCTATTCGTGTTTTTAATTCCTGAGGAATTTCCATAGAAGCTAATTTTTCACTTGCTATTTTAGCGCTTTCTCCAAGCATTTTAGTTTGAGCTGCAGCTATTCCAGTCCTACCGCTCCATATATCCGCTGCTTTATTAAAAGCCAAAATAGCGCCTCCCGCTACCCCTACAGGTCCAGCGAAACGTAATAAAGCACCAGCCGCAGTTTTTAGTCCACCTGCTAGAACCATTCCAGTCCCCTTAGCTACACCTCTTGGGGTTTTTATAACGTTCATCATACTCCTTCCCATTCCTACCTGTTCCATGCCTCTCATCATAGACAAAGAACCTTTCCCAGCAATCGTTCCCCCCCTTCCTCTACCCAGAGAAAAAGTACTCGCTAAATTTGCGCCTACACTTTTGAAACCCCCAAAAGCTTGCGCGGTCATAGCTGCGCTAATCACTACATTTAGAGCAGTCAAACTATTAGCTACAGCTTTATTTTTTTCGGTCACTTCTCCCAACACCCCACTAAGAGCAGACATACCTATTTGCACAGCAAATATCTTAGTGAGGAAATCTCCACTTATTCCATCTCCAGTAGATGGCTTTGATCCCTTAGCAAAGTTAGGTATAGCCCCAGTAGGTTCGTCTCTAGTGTTAGTGACGGCTAACCCCATTGGGTTACCAGAGTTTCTAAGTTTTGGATCTTGGTTTACGCGAATCTGATTGATTGGTAAACCAGCAGCTTTTTCTCTTCCTATCGCATCTTGTAACCCGCCAGCAAAATTTGGCATGTATCCTCCAGCAAAATTAGGAAGCCCCTGTTGCGTTCTCAAATTTCTTAATCCCCCAACAGTCACTCTACCCCCCAACATTTTTTGAAGCGCCTGAAATCCTACTTGTTTACCGTTTGAGCCTACAATCCCAGCCATTCTACTTCCTATTTCGCTCTGCCTAACTTGAGCGCCAAGAGCGGTATCTCTAGTGCCTATTTGGTTCCCATTTTTATCGTAAACTGGAACTGTTTTTTTATAATCAGCTGCAACACCTCCACCAAATAATACGTCATAAAACTTTATAGCAGCAGCTTTGGCTAATGTGCTATTAGCTTTAACTTCTGCCCCCAGTGTCCCCGCACCTTTAGTGCCAAACAGGTCAAAAAGTTTTTTATCATAAGGTAAATCTATTCTAGAAGTAGAAGTTCTACTCGCGTAGTCATCAAATTTAGCATCAGATAAAACACCACTTAAAGCCACTTCAAAAATAGTTCCAGACATGCCTTCGAAAGCTCCTGGGTTGAACAATTCTTTTATTTTAGCTCTGCTTACATTAGGGATACCACTTTTTGGAGCTAAGCTTTTTGCAAAGTCCATTGCTGTAGATGTAGAAGATGCAGATAATTTGTCCCTAATAGTTTTTATAGATAAGGGGCTTTTGTTCGTGCCTTTTGGTCCTAACTTATATTCAGGAACAGTAACAGGCTGAATACTTGTCGGCTTCAACTTAGCCGCCTTAGCCGCTGATTGTGTTGCATAAGCCGCTGTTTCTTTACCTTTCTTACCGACATAAAACTTTTTTTCTGTATCTCCCCCTCTACCAGCTGGTGTTTCGTCTCCAGAGAACATTACTAGCCTTTTGTCTTCATTAACGAAGTTGGGTATATAACCCCCAGCTGCACCAATCTTCCTAGCTCTTGGAGGAAGACCTATAGAAGCAGCCATATCTTGATTAAAGATAGCTGACCCATCTCCTCCAGCATAATTAGGCACTATGTATTCGCTACTGTTAGCGACCATAGTCCCTTTTTGCCCACCTCCAAAATTAAAGTTCGGTATAGTTACTGGTCTCGCTGAAGAAGGAGCGCCTCCTACACCCTTACTAATATCTGAGCTTTCTGACCCATAACCAACAATAGCATTGTAATTCGGAATAAATCCTCCAGCACCGCGACCTTTAAGCTTTCTGGTATTAGTCATAACTCCAGGAGCTATTGTAGCTGCAATACCTTGCATCCTAGTCATTATCCCCACTTGCTCATTTAAAGCTGTTGTGAAAAAATTTACTTGAGCTTTCCTTTTATCTGCAGTGCTTAACTGCGAATTTTCAATATCTAAGATCTTCTTTTGAATAGTTTTATTACCTAAAAGAGTAGAGGCTATCTGTCCTTGTAGGGTAGCTTGCTCTTTTGCAGCTTTATTTAAACCAAAAAATGTTTTTAGAGACCCAGCCCCGAATCTAACTAAATCAATCACGAGTTTACCAATAATAGCAGCGAACACAGCGAATGCAGGTCCAGTGATAATATTG